TCATATTCTAAGTCCATATAGAGCGAATCTGCTACTTGCTGCCCGTTATCGTTGATCTCTATCAAGCAATAGGCCTTATTATAATCTTTCGCTACTTTATATATTATATTTGGGAAAAGAAGGGGACTGATCTTATTGTTTCTATATTTAGCTACTACAGAATGTGGGTACGAGGTAATGTCCATGACCGTAAACGCTGAGTAATCTCCACCGACACCCCTAGAAGTATCTGCGACTAACATATAAACATGGTCTTCTTCAGGTTCTACAAATACGTCTAATCCATCTTTTGTATATACATAAGGTTTAACTGACATCTGACCAATAGTATCAGGATTGATAAGTGTGTTAGACGAACCGAGGAACCTACATAAAACTTCTTGATTAAATTTAAGCTCGCCCAACATGGCGCGCTGTTCATCTGCCCATTTTTGATCTCTTCCTGGAATTTTGCTATATGGAATAAACATGGTTACAAAACCATTCAATCCCTGTTCAGCTTCGTTCCAAAATTTCCAGAAATGATTATATCCGAGTGGGGTAGATGTTAAAAGAATCTTTGTGGTTACACCCGCAGAAATTGTTGGATAAACTGAGGTAAAGAATTGTTCTGCAACATTATTTGGAATAATTGCTGCTTCGTCAATGTACAACCAGTTTACAGATTTACCTCGAATACCGGATGCGCTTGTTGCTGCAGTAAATACTTTGGATCCGTTTTCTAATTCTATATCACCTTTGTTATATGTCTTAACCCCGTGCTTCATCCATATAGGAAGCATTTCATACATTAGTTCATATCTAGAAAGAACCTCTCTAGCAGCAGATGATTTGTTTGCGAGAATAGCAACGGTTTTATTTTCCTGAAATAAAGTGTACCATAGAATACAAGCAGCCGCAGTAATTGTCTTACCCTGTTGGCGGCCTTCCATTAGAATAACTTTACGATTATTCAGTATAACATTTACTTTTTCTTTTTGGCAATCATATAATTTGAATGGTACTAGACCTCTATCCAAAGAAACAATCTGACAATATGTTTCTATAAAATAAATCGGGTCTTGAATACAACGAGTAATCTCTCGCACCTGTTCCAAAGTGTAGGACATTTGTGTCCCAATTTGTTTTAAATTGGGATTGCCGTTATATGATGTATGTTTACTGTTCAATTATATTATCCTGAGGTGGTCCATTTTTTAACATTTTAAAAAGATCAGCAGTTGATCCATTGAACACCATATTATTTTGAGTACCTATTTTAATAGGATTATCTTTCTTCAAGTCTTTAACTTGTTTTTGTAATAGTAATAAATCTTTTGAAACATCAGATAATGTCTTCATGAATTGTCCTGCAACTTCATATGTTCTCGGATGCTCAGAATTTTTAGATAGTTCTAATAAATCATCTAACGTAGTTTCACTTTTTAATAAAAGCTTTCTCATTGTTTGACGAGCTAACTGATAATCGTCCTCTTGATCCATTTCTTTATCTTGAGAAATGCTTTCAGAAATAGCAAGTATTTCTCCAGTAGTAGGATCTACCCTCATAGGATCTATATTAAAAATCTCATTCAAATTTTCCATGTTTTTCATAATCAGAAATCTATAAAAGTATCTATGTAACTTACATTACCTGCAAGTATTGCGTTACCTGTGTTGTCAGAACCATTTACAGTTATTGATTGTATCTGGTTCGTTAAATCAGAATTTCTAAATGTGTTGGCAACAACCCGATTAATAATGCCTTGTTTACTAACAGGCCCATAGAAATTTAATTTCATAGTAAAAGATAATGTCCAAATAATTGCACGACGAGTCGTCATATCACCTTCGTAATCATCCTCAAATCCAATAGTATTTAATAGAATTGGAAGGTCATTTTTGATATCTAATTCCGGTATTGCTTTAAGTGTAAGATTATAATCAGGATTAAAATACGGCAATATCTGTTCTATAATCTGCAAACCATCGTCTTGGTTCTTAACATATATGTATAACAATACACTTATGTTATATGGAGTGGGAGCATACTGTGAACTTGCAGATGTAGAACTATTAAGTGTTCTATTTTGTTGTAGCGGACTAATTTTTCTGTTTGGATCATAGTCTAATGCTATCATCTCAAACCCCATACGGGGAAGAATTACTTGAAAATTAGTTTCATCTGTATTTGGTTGTTGTCTAATCTTGGCTAAGAATTTTTGTTTAGGAGAATATGATAAAGGTACTTTTTGTATCTGAACACTATTACCGGCACTATCTTTTCGTTCAATAGTAATACCATTGAACATTGAACCAAAAGCAACAATCGCTTTTCTAATTGTTCCCCAATAAAATCTTTGATCTAACATTATTGATAAACCTCACCAAACGGATTTCTTTCAGAGAAGTCTAGTATGTTATCTATATTCTCAATAAACTTTTCATTATCAGCGCCAATCTGCACATGGCTGTCATCTGATAAACTATAATCTTCTAGTACAATAGGTGTAAGCGCATTCATTTCTAGCAACAAGGATTCTCCAGTTTCCTGTAGTAATTCATGGTCACCAATAACCAAACTAGCTTCGCTTGTAAGAGAATCAATCTCATCTATACCTGTAGTAAACCGTTCGTTAGAAAATTGATATAGTTCACACATCAATTTATAAACATACAATTTACCTATCTGATAAAACGGTTCATGCCCTTCAACTTTGCGTATTTCAAAAAATGATTTAGATTTTGGGAAATATATTAGGTCACCTTCAGCAGGTCTACTCAAAATAGTATTACCTGTAGAACCAGCAACCTCTGTCCATCTTTTTCTCGATACAATAAAATTTCCTGTGTCTTTAATTTCCAAACCAAATTTGGACATTAATTCTCCATCCCCTGCAAATCCCATAGCGTTTTCCAAATACATCTCGATCGGATAAGCATACTCATAAGTGTTTAACGGATCCTCAGTTAGAATACTATCCAAACTGTTAGACTTGCGAGGCAAATAATATACTTCCCATCCATAAATCTTCATAGACTCTATGATCAGATCTTCGTAGAGATTCTGCTCAGAGTTTCTTCCGATACTTTTACCAGCTTGAAAATATTGATTAACTGTTGCCATTTTAGTATTGACTTTCTATTGACCAGGTGTTATCATCATCTATGTGTCCCGGTTAATAAAAAGCTTAATTATCCTGTAAAAAAGTCAACGGGTAGTTCGAAGCGTGACTGCATTTCAGTCTCAATTTGTGTTATTTCAGCAATTGCATCTTGATAGATTTGATCTGCATTAATTGTCACTCCGCCAGGTAATTGAACTCCTTGAAACTTTTTTAAGTTCTCACCCCATTGTCTTTTAATTAAAGCAGTGCAATACCGCTTAAGGAACATATCGTTATACACATCTGTATACGTATCTGGATCTAAGATTCTCCAGCATTCAACAATAATATATGTTCCAATATCAACATCTCCAGTCCAATTCATATCCACGTATAGACGATTCATATGTCTGTTAAAACGGATAGGTTTAGTTCCTACTAAAATTTGGTTAATTAATTCCAATTCCTGTTTAACCTGATAATAGTAAATCAAATTAGTAGACATCAAACTATATAAATCGTTTAATAAAATTTGATAATTGATACTAAATATATTAGTTCCGTCTGACCTATTTGAAAACGGTAATATTCTTTCCACGCCTACTACTAAATTAGAAACGGTTATATATTGATTGGTAATATCTTGTTGCGTTATCTGATGCTTTAGATATATTTTTTCTACTGCATCAAAGTGATACTCTCTGTAAAATTGAAAAGCATCATCTATACGATCTTCAACTTGATCGTCATCCACATTTATTTCAATGACAGGAGCACCCAGTCTGCGGAAGCAATAATCTTTTAATTGTTCTCTGGATGTTACTGATGCCATTATTTGGTTACTCCTGGGTTGACCGTTATTATACCTTCTTGTATTTTAACTGCAGTATTGGCAGTATTGGCTCTAACATCATATACATATCTGCCCGCAACAATATTTGATGTTTGATTAAAATTTAAAGAAATGTTAATATTACCATTTGCTGCATCTGTGATAGTAGCTGTGAATACTACTGCATTCGCAGAATAATATGATTTTCGCATCATACTTCGTATATCATACCCAGACAAAGATACAGGATTTTTATTAGTATCTTCATATTTTACGGATTCAGAAAATGTAGATCCCTGATCCATAGTTAAATTTTTAGAAGTTGCCATTTTTAATATTTATAAGTTAACTAATTGTATGCGTTGCCATCTATAATATGCATTTGCAGTATATGCGTCAACACAAACATAAAGATTACCGTCAGGGTGGTACCACATCTGACCGTTTACACCTTTTGTATTCGCAGTGGGTCTTATACCATGTACTAAGTTTGCTTCGCCTATGGATCGAATAATTGTATTTGAATTATCATTTGTTGCAAACGTGACTACCCTTGCCGACACATTAGTAATATTTTGTATTTGCGTCGTAACATTTGCAATAGCTTGTAGTTGTGCAGATATAACTGTATTTGCAATAGATGCAATTTGTGGAGTAGCAATGGCTGCTTGTGATAGAATCGTTCTTGCTCCCTGCATTATTGATAATATTGATTTTGTCGGTATTCCCATTTTAATTCCTTATTTAAATCTTCCG